CAGCATTTGAGTTGTAATGGACTACACAATGGATGGACTCATCTGCGATTAAGTCAGCGGCTAGATTTGATCGCGTCTTTCTTGTGCCTGTCTTTGCTCTGGATATCACTTCCATGTCAGTGTGCTTGGCCAATGTTTCTTTTACTTCTTTACGCCATTTGTGTATGTCTATGTCATAGAGTTGGCAGATATACTTGCTGGGTTCGATAAGAAGAATTTTATCTCCACCCGTTCTCCATGGCTGTGGGAATATGTCAAACTGTCCTAAGCGATCCGCTGGAAACTGTCCTCCACCGCTGTGATGTAGATCGTTACGGACCAATCTATGGAAACGCTTGTTGCCACCATGTATGAAGTTGGTGTATCCTGAATCAACGAACCAGAAAGGTTTGTGTTCCCGTATCCTGTCTTTTAATATGTCCTCGTTGTGTATGATGTTGCGTATGAACACGTCATCAGCATCTTCATATTCGTTGGGGAATATCTTATCTGCTTTTGGTAGCAGTTGTGGTGCCAGTGTCTTGGCGAAACTGGTGCTGGGGCTCTTCATCACTGATTGGAATATCAACTTGTATCCAAGCTCTCGATCTCCCTGACCAACCTGTTTGGCCATTATGGGAAGATTGTCCTCTATCATGTGGCTTAACTGTTGGAATCTAGTCTTGAGGAACTTTACGTGTTCTACCCAACGCTCAACGTCCTTGCGGACGCATTTCTGTATCCTGTCCTGCGTGGCCTGGTCCAGGGACTGCCAGGGTGAGTTGGGCTTGTAGAAATCATAATAGAACTTGTTGACTGTCTTCCACAGTTGTGGACCTCGGCTAAAATATCTACGGAATGTCAGCCAGGTTAAGTGGTGTGCTACTTCATCAGGACTGTATATGATCTTATTGGCCATTTAGGATTCTCCAGGCAGTGCCATTGATCATTTCCTGATGTGTGAACTGGCTGTATGCCAAGTGTCTTAACCACGCTTCACGTTCTTCTTCTGTGGGTATCTTTATGTTCTCAACATCACTTAAACTATGTGTGGCCAAGTGTGTGGCCGCATTTGGACCCAGTGTGATCACGGGCTTGCCTTCTATCAATGCCTCAACTGCCGCCACTGAATTGTAGGTTACTAGGCAATGGCAGTCGTTGGCCAGATCTTCCTGTATGGTGTCGTTGTGTAGTCTATCCTTGCGACTGCGTTTCTCACGTATTGATATTGGCCTATCCGTGTGCCGTTTAAGCTCATTTACGGTCTGTTCTATCCAAGTGGGTTGGTCAATATCCCACAGCGTGAAACTCTTTGGACTAGGCGGTGCTACAATGATCCTAGAGCCCTTTGTAAAGGGTTTTGTTTGTATGTTTGCCGTCTTTAACCTATCATTGGGACGGTCTATGATAGGTCTCGTGTCGTGTGTTGCGTTCCTTATTATACGGAAATACTTCTTGTTGGGATAGTTACCAAAGTAACCATTGTCAATGTAGTAGTAATTGTTGCCCTGTTGTTCTGCGTGTTTGACAGCCTTGATCATGCCGGCTCCCCATAACACAAAGTCGTTGGGTTTGTCTTTTGCTTCTTGCCAACTGATTATTTGGCCGTTACAGCCTCGGGCAAAGTTGTTGATGAAACTTCCCATGTTGTCCTTGGCAGGGAAATCTCGAAACTTTCGTTCAATACAGAGTATATCAGTGGGTGTCGTCATCTAGTAGGTCAATGCGTTGTTGGCAGTATTCAGTGAAAAGTTTCTCTTGATGCCAATCATTGGCCATACCGGTGTTAGCGAACTCATGGAAACAGGGTGTACCAAGTGTATAGTGGACTAGCTTGGCGTCTGGATTGTCATCGTATTCTTCTGCTAACCAGTTCCATTCCTTGGGAAGTTCTGCCACACGCTCGTCCCTCGTCCATTCAAATCTATGTAGATGTGAACCTGTTGAATTTTGTATGTATTCTGGTGTTAGTTTCTTACAGGGCATGGTCATGCAGTTGAATAACATCACACTGGACCAGTTCTTACGTGGATAGTCCTCGTTCTTTGAACCTAGATACTTGACAGACATCTTGGTCTTGTAGTCATGTTTGACAACAGCGACATCAAATGGTGAAAGTTCTTCCGCTACTTTCCAAAGCTCTGCTATATCTCCCTTGACTATCATGTCACCGTCAATATAAATCGCTCTTCCAATATATCCCACTAAATGTGGCACAAGGAATCTCGAATATATAAAATGATTTGACCCGTCGGTATGTGTTTCCTTGTATCCCGACAACAAGTTAAGTGCCAACGGATGTATGCTCACGGGTTGTGTGGCATGTCTTATGATTGAGTTAACACAGGTATGGAACGCTATTGCTTCGCGAGGGTCATACCCAATGAATACTGGTATAGTGTCTATTTTGGCCATACCAATATTTATCTACGTAGTTAATTAGTGATTGAAAAATGCTTCTAGGTGTCCGTCCAACCAACTTAGTTGTAAATCTTGTTGACGTAGGTATCCCCATTTGTTGATGCTGGCCACTGCTGATTCAGGTAGTAGGTTGGTCTCTGCCAAGTCGTACCACGTGGTCTTAGGATCCTTAGGTCCAGCCTCGCTCTTATAGACCACACACTTGAGCCAAGGATCGTTTATCCTTTTCCAGAAATGTGCGTCACGGCAGTCCCATCCGTTTACTGCTAACATGTGTATCAGATTGACCAACGTGTAGTGATAATATACTCCGCTGTCCTGCGTGAATATTTGTTGGTTGTGTTTGATGTTCGTTGTCTGTTTAACTTGTAGGCACAGCATGCCGTTATCTCTGGTTAGGTGCCACCAATGTTTTAAGGTATTAATAGGATTCAATGCGTATTGAAAACTGTCATAGCACCATATAACGTCAAACTGTTCGTCCTTTAATTTACTGTCTTCAAAGTCTGCTTTGACTGCTGTTATATTCTTGTGCTTAACATCAAGCGGATTCTGAATGTCTACTGCTGTCACTTTGATGTTTAGAGGAATGTGTCTTCCGCTGTCGTCTTCAACCTCACGTGTGGCCCACCATTCGCTATCTAATCCTTCACCCGCTCCCATATCACAGACAGTAGATATGCTCTCCATGAAGTCGTTGAACTCCTCAAGTTGATCCAATACCAATCTTGAGTGCTTATGGCTTTCCTGTGCTGTTGTTGACGGCATTATACCTGTATGTCTTCCATGCCAGCGGCACGTAACCTAACTATGTGTCCGAGCATGAAGTTCTTGCTTTCAAATCCCTTCATGATGCCAAGCCATTGATTGCGTAGCAGTGCGACGTCATTGATCAGTGTCTCGTATTCGATAACCTCATCCTCACCGTCAACATACTTTTCAGCGTCACGACTTGTTAATGCTCGTTGATATGCTTCTAAATACTTTTGAAAGTGTTTGCGCCTAATCTTGCGTAGTTGGATGTTCAAGTGATTTAATACTGCTTCTATCTCTTGTAGTTGATTAAAACGATGTTCTGTTAAGCCTGGCAGATCTGAGATATTCTTTTCAACATATCCGTGAATGCTACATTCTTTCTTAGCCTTTTCTAACTCATTGCGATAATACATCAAAAAGTCTGGTAAGTTTGCTAAATTCTCAGTGACCTTATTGTACCACATTAGTAGTCCTCGTTATCTTCCTTCCAGTATTCTTCGTCCTCTTCCTCATCTCCCCACTCGTCGAGACCGTCTTCGTCCTCTTCCTCGTCTGGGTGTAAGATGTCAAAGTCTACTAGAGCTGATTTAATGTCCGGATCACTGATAAAATCACTATCCTTAATCTGTTCACTAGAATATCCTAAATTGTCTATCAGACAGTTAATTACGTCAACTGCGGCCTCTCCTGGATTTTTTAGATCATCCTTGAGCGTTGACCATACTTCAAATGCCGTGTTAAGTTCTGACATTTTATTCCTGTTCCTCAGTTATGTCATTTACTACGGGATCCTCTACTGCTGTCATTTCTGCCTCAACAGCGATATCTTCCATAGTCTCTATATCAGATTTACTTATCTCACTATTGCCTTGATTTTTGAGATGTTCCATAACTTTATCTAAACAACCTTCTTCATTAGATTCCCATGCTTTACGGAACTGTTTTATGGCATTTGGATCTTCTGTATCACCAAATCGTAGCCTGTTACCGTCTTTAACTAATAGTCCAGCTTTTTCAGCCATGTCAACTAGTCCTGAATATGGATTCATACCTGTTTCATATGGAATTTTAATTTGTATAGATTCAAACGGCTTGTTAAATCTTGTTTTCATAATCTTACAAGCGGCCCTGATACCCATAACATCACTTACTTTATTACCATCTTCATCTTCTTTTAGTTTTAGTTTACGCATAGCAACTACAATTGAACTAGCGTAGATAAAGCCTTGTCCGCCTGATATCTTGTCATCTGGATCAAACATATCCTGTGATGCGTAAGTGTGATTGGTAGCAACAAGTCCTACGTTAGCCGAACCAAACATGTTCACGCAGTTACGAACTAAGGCTGTTAAGGCTTTAGGCTTACGACCCATGTCACCTTTTAAGTCACCTTTTTCAAACTGTGCTACATCTGTAGGAGTTAATAACATACCTAAACTATCAATAACAAATAAAACCTTAGGACGATCATCTTCTGCCATAGCACGATATTCG